CATCTCACAACTTTTATAATCTAGTTGTAATACTGTATTTACATATAATGCTTCCAACCAGCGTTTAAATTGTATAAACTCTAGTTCACGATCATCGTGGAATACATCTATAGCCACACGGAAATGGAATATATGACGATGTGGACTAGCTAGGAATGCAACATCTGCTAGTTTAGGATCTGTTGCGGCTGCAGGAAAACAATGGATTCCTTCACGTTGGAAAGTAACCCATACTTTCTTTTGGCTTGCTTGGATAATTCTATCTATCTTTTCACGTTCTTCTAATATCATTTTATAATCTCATCTTTACCGTATTGATCCCAATCAGTAAAGCTCTCTGTTGTTGTTAAATCACGCAGGCGATGACACCAAACACCAGGGTTTGTTGCATTAAAATCTTTGTCGTCTATCTTAAGTGTAGCATTATATCCCAGTTGTGTCAAGTAGGGCAATTTTATCGAAATCTGCGGAATAAAACGACGATGCTCTACTAACGGTCCTTCTAATAGTCCTTCTACACAAGCCACATCTAAATCTAGTGTGCACCAAAATTTAGCATCCAAACATTGTTTGATCATGATCTCCCACCGCTCCCAAACTCTAGCGTCATCACTATCAATCTTTGGAAAACTTTGATTAGCACCAAAGTAAATATGCTTACATTCTTTTTCTTTAGCTAATGCGATGATTTCTTCTGCAGGTTGTATGCCTACTACAAATAGTGTCATCATACCAAATGCTGGAGTCCGTTCAATCTCCACACCTGTGAAATATGTTATGTCTTCTTTTATACCATCAGTATAATCACGCTTCATTGTATTCTGCCAGTTGTTTTTCAATTTTAGAGATCTCTCTTTTAACACCCAATTTCTCGTGTTTAATTTTGCCAAGATGCATATCATCTAGATAGTGTGTATAACCATCATTGATTTTCTTTTCCAGTTCCGCATGGCGCTCTTGTAAATGTTTAAGATGATGTTGTAATTTTTCTTTATTCATAGTCTAGTCCAAAAGTTTGATTAAAATTTTGATTTCTAATTTGATCTAAGTCTTCTGTATATTTTAAAAATTTATCTAAAAGTGCAGTATTAAGTATACTATCATTTAGCTTGTTTTGCAAGATCTTTAAATTGTCGATTGATACGATTGGGTTAGATTTAATATCTTCTAAAATATCAATAGATTGGGCTAAGTTGTTGATTGCTTGTTGTCTTAGTTTTCCTTGTAAAACGCTAGGTTTTAAAAAAGCCGGATAATCACACGTTGAAAACCAAATCTCTAAGGGTTGATCTGCATGAATGTCTTTAAGAGATTTAAAATATTTTAATAAATTTCCTAAACTTAAAACGCTATATGCTGATAATACCGTGTTTATAGCAACACTTTGTTTCAATGACAATATTGTTTCAATATTGTTTTTGATACTGTTCCATGTAGATCCATGTCGTATATATTCAGCATGTGCATCTACGGCGTCGATACTTAAAGTCCAATGCACGCTGTTAAATGATTTAAGTAAATTTACTATTGTTGGATTTATTACTGTTCCGTTGGTGGTTATTAATATTTCACAATCTACATTACCTAATTTAATCAATTCTTCTAAGATGCGGATATTCTCTTTGTTTAACAAAGGTTCGCCTCCGGTGAAGTTGATCCGTTTAATTGTTGATAATAAATGATCGAGATCATTTTGATTTTCTAGATGGATTTCGGCTGAGGGATTATAATATTTGGCTATATTTGGATGTAGGGATATTTCTCTAGCTATCTGGCTGCTGAATTTTGGCTCACAACTTCTGCAACTGAGATTACAAAGATTACTATGTCGTAGATCAAGATACTCGATTTGATCGGGCACAGATTCGATATCATACTCCCAGTCTTTTAATGCCAGTGTTCTAGTGCTAGAAAATCCTTTTCTTTCAGCTTGAACACATGTCTGGCAATCGGGCGGTATATCCCCATTGGCTATAGTTTCTTTAACCTCTTTGATATATGGTGAATTAGCAAACTCTATCGATGTTAAGTCTAACAAAGTTCTACTAGAGCAACACATTTTGATCCCGTCTGCTTGGACAAACTGATGTATCCAAGGTAAAGGGCAAAAGAATTTAGACATCTTGTTCTAATTCATCTAATCTAGTTTCATCTAACCCGCTGTCATCTACGTGATGTTCTTCTGGCTCCTCACTCTCAAATAAGCTGTTAAACATAGTCGATGCATTAACCGTTTTCTTACCTATAGCACCACGTGTGCCGATGATGCTCATCCAAAACTTGCTAAATTCATCAATGATTGCTAGTGCTGTGCCTTTATCGCTGGTAGCGAATATAGCATCTACTACATCACGGAAATAAACACGATCAAATGTTTCTTGTACCAACATACGTGGAATAACACCTAGATCATATTGACGATTAGCTTGTTGCACTGCGGTTAAATGACTCCAAACATTGTGTCCCATCTGTATAGCATAACTAAAACTATCCCAACTTGTGCGCCCTTCTTTACCAATCTTGTTTAAATCACCAGGCTTATAAATACAAACATCTTTAATAGTGCAACGTTGACTAATTGGACTATCTGTAAAACCAGCAAATAAATTGTCTTGAAGCACTGCATCACGGAACCTGCGGGTGTCTGTAGAATATTTTTTATCGTCGACACTAGGTACCATTCTGTAGACCCATTTTTCTCTGTCTGTGATTTCTGTTTGGATATAGATCTGCCCATTAGCACTAGCCAAGAATGGACTTGCGCAGTCAAACGATATTGTAAATTGTTCATTGTGATACTTTCTCACTGCTCGTTGTATATCTGTTAATAAACATGCCCACTCAAGTTTACTTGTGCCCAAGAAGTGCATCCAATCATGTAGCCCTCGTTCTAATAAACCATCAAAGCGTAGTTCGACTAGCCTACGCAATACCAAGTGGACATCACACATGTTCTGCCCACCCATGGCCCAACCTTCAAATGGTTGATCATACTGCTTGGGATCACAATACTTCTTCATGCGTTGATACCAATCATCAGCATCTGCATGATTCTCACCTTGCAATACGTTTAAGAACTTGCAAGCACCTGTTCGATTTTTCATGAAGTAATCATTGTTGATATAAGTGCCTTGTACCGCTTCCATGTATGTATTAATACCTGTGGCCTTACGGCCTGCTGGACTACGAGCCACCCAGGCTGGAATATCTAAACACATACCGCGATCCATGTAAGCATCCATCCAAGTTAATACTAGCTCACGTTTCTTCTGTGCTTTAGGACACGTGGGATTCTTCCAATCACCTTCCCATACACCCTTACCAATCTGGAAACCACCACTATCACCTAAGATAAAACTACGTGATCTATCACGATTGCGTATCATATCTTCTTTGGGACTGTGTTTGTTTATATCAAGTTCTGCGTGACCTGCTGAATATAATGCCCAATGATATGGAAAGTAAGCGGCATCTGGGTTGAGCCAGTTAAGTCCTTCGATACCATTCTCGAAGTCTGCCGGGACACGTGTTGGATCAACATAGGCTGGATCATGGCGTTGCTTACCTACGTAGGTAGCATAAAAGCCAGATAATGCTGGTAAGAATACAGCATAGTCTTTCTGCTTTGCGGTTAAATTATCAATTTCCATAAAATTTTACTCGATTAATTAGTTCGTAGTCTGCTTGAAAATGTTTCTTTAATTTTAACATATATTCGGGATAATTTGCAACAATATCCAAAAATCTTTGTTTTAAATTAATTCTGTTATCTTCACTGCTGGCATTATATTTAGAAATATTCTGGGTGTTAATGGCATTACCATTCGCTATTGCCCAATTAGTTAAGTTTTCAGACAAATGATCATTAACTAAGAAAAACGCAGTATTATTCAAATCAATATCTTGTAAAAAATATGTTTGTAATTCTGTATGATCATCAACGGTGATATGTTTAAACACAATATCATCTGGCAGTTCTTTTCCACTGTTGAATAATGATTGTGCTATCCCACTACACCAACGGTCAACAGGATCACGTAATATTACCAACGTTTGTTGCTGCGGAACAAAATGATCATAGTAAGTCCACCTGTCTCCTGATCCCATTAGGCATGCTTTCATATAACTACTAGCGTTTTTTGGTATGTTAATATAAGTTATTGACTTATTAGTATTAATCCAACATTCACCCAATTGATGCCCTAGGTGCGCCCATTTATTCATTACTTGCTCTGTGCTGGTAAGATAAAGTTGTATGTAGCGAGCCCTGAGTTAACAGTGATCTGTGCCGCGCCTTCGTCACTGATACTAAATTTTTTATCACCTGCTAGATTTAAGATGCTTAATACAGCATTAACTGGCCATGACCAATTTTTACTTAGTGTGCCTGTAATACCTGCTTGGAATACAAAGTTGCCTGCGTGACTACTATGATCACCAAATGATAGTTCTAAGTTGTTATTGCTAGTTTTAGCAGTAAAGTTTGCTTCTTCTGCGTTGGCACTGGCTTGGAATTTAAGTCTTTGGATATTGGCCACTGTTGGTTCAAATTCTACATGCCAAGTTACTGGACGCATTTTAACTGTTTTGAGTTTGTCATTGACGATCTCTTGGCTCATAAAACGATAGTCGTTTTTAAAGTCGCCGGCAGCATTTTCAAAATGTAAGCCTACCGCTACCTGTTCACCATTGCGATCTTGTTTGGTGATTGAAATCTTGGCATTGTCTTTATATTCTGGAATACCTAAGATCGTGTTTAGTTTGCCTAGGTTTGGCATACCGAATGTACCAATGAATTCTGCCACTGGCCCATTTAGTTTAGCTTGGACGATAACGCTACGGTCCTCTGCTAGTGCTTCAATATTGGTTTCACTATCTGTGCCTGATACCTTAACTAAGTCAATAATGCCTAAGCCATAAGTGTTTTTAACGATGTCTAATAGATGGTCTCTCATGTGTTTCTCCTTTGATAATTGATTATATATGATTTATTTAGATCTTGCAAGCTATTTGATAAATTTATTTTGATAATATTTTTCCTAATGCTGGTTGTTTTCTTACTGTTTGTAATTCTCCTGGTTTTTGGATTTCTGCCCAACTTACCCAGGTAAGTTCGTTGTCGTTGGTTGGGAGGTCCACAAAATTAATAATATTAAATCCTAGGTCAGTGACCATCTTTTTTATTGTTGTATCTGTTGCCCAAGAGTATCTTTGTTGATCAAAAAAACTAGCAGATGTTCCGATGTTTCCGTTAGTATAAGTAAAAAGAAGCACACCACCTGGTCTTAATAAAGCAAGGATTGATTTAAGATACCATTCTATAACACCTAAGGGAAGATAGTTTAAAAAATCCCAACAAAGTATAAATCCAAACTGTGCGTGTGGTAAGGCTAAAAAATCTCTTTTCTTTACTTCGTATAATCTAATTTTGCGTCGATAATTTTCAGGATAATCAGCGATAGTCTCAGTTAAAGTTTCGAGATCAGACCCAACCAAATATAAAGGATCATTTGCAACCATCGGACCAATTCTATCTTTTGGATCAATAAAGTTTTCCGGAATAGGAGTTACCCTAGTATATCTACAATGTAATTGTAGTCCGGGAAATCTCCAATCGCTGTATCCCCCTATTCTAAGTTGGATAATTTTTTCTATTTCTTGATTGGTTGATAGTAATTGACGTATAGTGTCTTCAGTAAATTTATTTTCGTCTAATTCGGATTGAATTTTTATATTAATATCGTTTTCAATTTTTTCTATCGTATTTTTTATTGCTATAATTATATCATTATTTTTAGCGAGTAAAGTTTGGTATGAGTGAACATATTGTTCTATATCATAATGATAATCGGTCATTTCGTGTCTACATTTAATTGTATCAACTAATCTTGTTCTTTCTAAAACTTCAGATTCTAACGATAAATTATCGATAGTATCTCTGAGATCATTTTTAAATTTTACTAACTCTGTTAACGTAGGCATTATTCAAAACTAAACAAATTATCAAAAGTTGTGGCGATCTGTGTGTTTTCGGCGATCTGCCATTTCAACACACCTAATAGATTTTCTACCTTTTGATCTACGATACCAGTTTCCATGCTAGCATCATCAAACGGTAGTTCCTTAAACCACGCAGGAATATGTGTTTCATCTGTAGGGTAACCAACACTGCTATACCCCAGGGGATTATCTTTAAGTTTACATACCACTGTTTTCATTCCATCAACAATTGACATACTGTATTGATCGCCCATCATACGTTTTAAATTATTCCAATTCATTGCCGCACGAACGTGTCCTGGCATGTTGGCTTTGCCTAGACGTTCTTCTTCCTTGCTGTATTTGGTCAAGTTGTTTACACGTTTAGGTGTGCCTTTTTCCCAAGCTGGGCGTTCTGTAAAGATCAATTTAAAGTCTCTGACTTTGTCAATGATCGCTTCACGCTCTGCACCTGTTAGCACAGATAATAAGACGTCACTTAAGAAGTCTTGGATGACTTTTGGAGTATCACTACGTTTCAAATCTAGGCCCATGGCCTTTACTTTACCTGGCGTGCCATGACTATCTAAACGATGACCTTCCATGTCATAGATTAGGATAGCATAGCGTTTCTTTTTAATAAACAGTCCTTTAAGTGATACACTTTCTCGACCACCTTTGATCAGTTCACCTTGACGACGAGGAGTATGGAATGCTTTCTCGCAGAATTGTGGAAAACTTTCATTGACTTGATCAGCGATGCTGTCATATAAGCCTACTGCTATGTCTTTGTTCCATTCCATCTTACCTTCTTCAACATCTTTCTTAACCATTGGATAAGCACTAAAATAACACGAGTCAGTATCACCATAGATAATCGCTTCACCAGTGTGATCATATATGCCGGTGATACACTCATTGATATAAGCATCCATGTGACGGGCGATGGTCCTACCTGTAAGTGTAGTCGACTGTCCGATACGCTTGTCAAAGAACCTACAACCAGGATTCAGAATAGCACCATACAAACTGTTCAAGTTAATCTTCTTAACTAGTTGTCGTTTGTCCCAGAATGCTGTGTCTTCATCTGTGACAGCTTCTTTCTTCTTGGTCTGCATGTCTTGGCGTTCACGATACCAACGTTCTAGTAGGCCGGGTATGATACCTTTGCGTTCGTTGTTGAATATGGTACCATTGGCACTAAGTATCCAGGGCTTGTTGCTGTCAAAGATCAATCGCCAAACATCTGCGGCGCTCAATACATCACTTGAGCCGTTAGCCCAATCAATGGTAATCTCTGTGCCAATCTCACCGTTCATCACAGCAGAGTATTCTAAACTGCCAAACAAACCTTCCCATGCATCAGCAAAACTACTGCCCGATGTTTGTTTTTCTTTGATATAGTGTTCAGTCATTGTTTGACGCAGTTGCCCAACGATAGTTTCTGGACCCATGTTAAGCGCACGAATCGCACTTGGATACAGTGAGTTGATATCGATAGCACCAATGTAGTCATGCATACCTGCTTTAGGAGTCGCTACATAGGCACCTGCCGCTTGTGTATCAAACTGTTCATCACGATTGCGATTTGGAACAACCATACCAAGTTGATGCGCTTCATTGATGATAGCTTGTTCTGTAACTGCTACAGCACCCATGGTAGTTTGTAGTAGCACTGTGTTGTCATGAGCTAGTTCATTAGCAAGATCTAAGAAGCGTAGTTTAGAGTCTAGTTTGTGTAATAGTGCTGTGTCTTGACGATTGTATTCGATGAACTTGGCAAAGTCTTTGTTGTAGAGTTGATCTAAGGTGCCTTCATACTGTGTTTTACTTTCACCTAGTTCGTATTCTGAGATAGCATCCAAACTATAACTGTGACGTTCTTCATAGGTATATTTGCGATACAGTTGCATATAGTCCATATGCACACGACCAATGAGATCAAAGGTCATATTTGCTGCACCAAAGCGTTCAAATTCACGTTGCTTAGGGAATTGACCCCATAAACAGAATCTGCGTGTATCATCTTTGCTTAGGACACGATTGGTTCTTTGAACCATGTAAGGGATATCAAAGCCCTCTGAGTTCCAACCTGATAAGATATCTGCATCATCGATCAAGTCTAAGAATGTTTTGAGTAGGTCTTCTTCACGTTCCATCAAGAAACAGTTGTCATACTTGCCGGCGATCTCTTCAGCAGTTTCCCAGCTCATGCTCTTGGGTGGAATAACCATAGTGACTAGTTTGTCTAGCCAATCTAGATATACTGATACCGCGGTAATTGGGTTGAAAGGATCTTCTGGACGACTGAATCCTCTGACTGGGTCAAAGTCAACCTCAATGTCAAAGAATGCTGTGTGTAGTTTGGGAGATTTCTGTCCTAGATAGTTTTCTTCGAGACATCGGAATACAGGATTGATGTCGCTTTCCCAGATGCGTTTACCTGAATTGATCTTAACTTCTTTGTGGAATTCTTTACCTATCTTGGTGCTGAACCGTGACACGGGTGTGTCATAGATAGTGCGGAACTTACCACGAGGATCATCATAGTAGAATGTATAGTTGGCTGGAAATTCTTTATATTCTCTTTGTCCATTTACACGCTCAACGATATAAATGCGATCTTTTGTTCTATCGAACAATGCGTCTACGTAACTCATCTTTTTCCTTTTTGTGCGACTTCTAGCTCACACACACTCTTCATGCCCGGGTGGGCGTTTTATTAATTATACAGCAATCTGCCATAGCCCACAAGATCAACTAGGAAAATAGTTAGGCTGGTCATAAACAATCCAAAACTTCCTCTGCTCAATGCTGAATACATGCTGATAGCCAAACAGCAAAAGAACAAGGGATAAACGACCAAGAATGGCACATCAGGTACAGTGGCAGCAAATGTTACTACTATGATAACATTCAGAAACCAATTAAAGACTTCTAAACATAACCTAACAGGATGTCCGTGCCAATCTCTCTTTACAAAATCTAAGGTCTTGTGCCAATCAATCAAACTGTACGACCAACTGTTTCCAAGATATCGGTAACTGTTTCGTGATCAGCATTAGTTTCAGTTAATTTTGATTTTTGAGCAATCTTAATCGCTTTTTTGAGTAAACTAGGTTTGATTTCTAATTCCTCTGCTACTGCTTTTACAGTATCATTTAGGCCTGCGCTCAAATCTTCTACTTCTTGTAATACAGC